ATCGGACGATTCCCCCCCCCAGGCGCCCGAAACGGCCGGTTGGGCGGGTGGAACAGGCATTGAACGAAGATTTGAGGGATTCCCCGCAGATCGGGCCCGGAGCCCGGGCCCAATTGCGGGCCGGGGCCCATGGCGTGGACCTGGCCGAGGATTTGGCCCGTCCCGACCTGATCGCTAAGGCCATCCTGGCCTATCTGGACGTGCGCCGGGCCTACGGTTTGGCTGGTGGGACCGCCGAACCCGTGGACCCGTTCGCCGCGTTCGTGGCCGGACTGTCCGCCCCCAGCGTGGGCCACCCCACGGACCCCTAACCGGCCCAGCTACGGCCCCGCGATCGGCGCGCTGGCCGACGCGCTCGGCTGGCCCCTGATGCCCTGGCAATTCGAAGTGGTGGACGTGGCCACCGAAGTGGACCCCGCCACCGGGCTGTTCGCCTACAGCCTGGTGGTGCTGACCGTGCCCCGACAGTCGGGGAAAACCACGGTGACCGGCGCCACCATGGAACACCGGACCATTTACCGGCCCCGCCAGCGGGTTTGGTACACGGCCCAGCTGGCCACGGTGGCCCGGGACTGGCTGATCAACGAACACGTGCCCGGGCTGGCGCTGTCCCCGCTCGGCCCCTACGCGAAGGTGATCCGGGCCCAGGGCCGCGAGGGGGTCGAGTATCCCCACGGGTCCCTGTTCCGAATCTTCGCCCCGCAACCCGCGGCGCTTCACTCGCGTATGTCGGACCTGGTGGTGGTGGACGAAGCGTGGGCATTCGACCTGGAGCGCGGCCACCAGCTGGACCAGGCCATAGTCCCCACCCAGGCCACCCGGCCCGGGGCCCAGGTCTGGAAAGTGTCCACCGCCGGGGATGAAACGTCCCTATGGCTGTGGGAAGCGGTGACCCGGGGACGGGCCGCCGTGGACCAGGGCCAGCGCTCGGGGGTCGCGTATTTTGAGTGGAGCTGTCCCGATGACCTGGACCCGTGCGCCCCGAGCTCATGGGAGCGGTTCCACCCCGCCTACGGGGTGACCATCGGGGTGGCCCAAATGCACGCCGCGCTAGCCGAGCTGGGCCCCGCCGGGTTCAGCCGTGCCTACGGGAACCGCTGGCCCGATGGCATGGGCTCCACCGCGGCCCCGAAGATTCCGCCCGGGCGCTGGCAGGCGGTCCAGGTCCCGCCCATCCGGGCCGTCCCCGCCGGGGTGCGGGTGGCTATCGGGTTCGATTGCGCCCGGGACCGCTCCACCGGCGCCGTGGCCGTGTCGTGGGCCGAGCTCGGCGGGCGCCGGCGCTGTGAGCTGGTGGACAGCCGGCCCGGGACTGGGTGGATGGCCGAGCGCATCGGGGACCTGGTGGCCAAATGGAACCCGGTGGGGATCGGGTACGACGCGGCGGGCCCGGGGCTGGACATCGCGGACACGTTGGCCACCACCGGGCTGGCCGTCACCCCCATCAGGGGCCGCGACTGGGCCGCCGCGTGCACCGGCTGGCTGGCCGCCGTGACCGAACGGCGCATCGCGGTGGGCGCGCACCCTTCGCTCCAGACGGCCGCAGAATCGGCCCCAGGGCGCGACACGGGGGACGGGGGGTGGGTGTGGCACCGGCGGGGCTCCGTGGCCCCTATCGCCCCTGTGGTGGCTGTCACGGCCGCCACGTGGGCCCTGGACCACCCGACATTGGCCCCGGTGGCCAGCTGGACCGCGTTCTAGTGGACAGGTGGGCGCCCGACGTTACTAGTAAACTCGGGCGCCATGGCTAACAAACAGATCAAGATAGAAGTGACGGAAGCGGACTTTTTGCGGGCCGTCCCGCGCAACTCGGGGCACTGTGCGATCAGTGACGCGATCCGCCGTCAAGTCCCGGACGCAACGGCGATTACTACCGACCTGCAATCCATTCGGTGGACTAACCGGAAGAAGGGTGAGCGGTACATCTACTTCACCCCGCGCACCGGACAGCTGGCCCTAATCAATTTTGACCAGGGGGAACGGGAAGCGCTCCAGCCGTTCACGTTGCACCTTCGCAACCCTCACGTAGTCCCCGTGACAACGGGCGGGCGGCCGAGCGGGGACGCAGCACGCGAAGCGGGCCGCCAGCGCATTGACGCACTAACGGCCCGTGAGAACGCCGGGGAACAACTGTCGTCGGACGAACGCCGAACCTTGACGCGGTCGCGCCGAGCCGTGGCCGGCCCGGACCGCCCCACGTCCCCCGGGCCCCGCGTCACCGAAGTAGTGAACCCCGGGGTACGGGGCCAGCTGTCCGATGACGCCGACGCGCCCGAGAATGGCGAAGTGGTCCGCATCGTCGGCGGGGACCGGCCGCCCATCGCCGCGCTGGCCCACGGGATGGGACACCGGCGCGAGTTTGGGGTCCGCGTGGCTGGCACCAGCGGGTAACCCTGCTCGCGGGTGCTCGCGGCGGTTAGCATTCCGCCGCGGTGGCCCGCTTGCCCTGGAAGCGCTCCCCTAGCGCCAGCGAAGACACCCCACTAGGCGGAGCGCTCGCGCCCGGGCGCCCGCCGTCCGGGTACAGCGGTGATTTGGAAGGGGCCGCCGAGCTGTTGCGCCGGCGCTGGGAACAGTCCGCCATAGACGAAGGTTCGTGGCTGTACGGCCCGGGCGGGATGTACGGCGGCCGGGTCCCCTGGGTGTCCGAATGGATGGCCCGACAGGTCCCCGCCCTGACCGCGTCCCTACGGCTGATCAGCGGGGTGTGTATGCAGCTCCCGCTACGTCACAAACGCGGCGAAGACGTGGTGGACCCGCCGGCGCCCATCGTGGCCAACCCCACCCCCGGGCCCAACCGGGCCCCGGCGGACTGGGTGGACGAATACGTGTCGGACATATTGCTATTTGGCAACTATGTCGCCCTGATCGGGCCGCCCGATTCCACCGGCTGGCCCACCCAGCTGGTCCCCCTGGACGTGACCACCGTGTCAGTGGCCCGGGACCCCGCCACGCTCCAACCCGTCTACGCGCTGGAGGGCATGGACGACGCCATCCCCGCCGATCGCGTGTTCCACGTGGCCATAGACAAGCGTTCGGGGGAGCTACGGGGCCGCGGGCTGATCCCCACCCTGTCCGCCCCGATCAGCTCGGCCCTGGCGGCCGACGCCTACGCGGGGCGCTACTTCACCGATTCGGGGATGCCCAGCGGGGTGATCACCGACAGCCGGCCGAACCTGACCCAGGACCAGGCCACCCAGCTGAAAACCGCGTGGCTGGCCGCCGTGAACGGGGCGCCCGCGCCCGTGGTGGTGCCCAGCTCCACCACGTTCCAGCCATTGGCGGCCGACGCCGACAAAGCGCAACTAGTCCAGGCCCGCCAGTGGGACGCGCAAACCATCGCCATGATGCTGGGGGTTCCGCCGTTCCTGCTCGGGATCGAATCTCAGCGCCACACCTACACGAACGCGGAAACGGAATTCGGCCGGTTCATAACGACCACGATCATGCGGCTGTTGACCCCGCTGGAACAGCAACTAACGCTCCAGTGCCTACCCCGCGGCAACACGGCCGAATTCTTCACCCAGGCCCTACTACGGCCCGACACGCTGACCCGGGCCCAAGCGGCCGTCACGCTGTACGGGGCGGAGATAATCACCCTTCCCGAAGCCCGGGCCCTGGCCGGGTTCCCACCTTCGGGTGGGCCGGAAGGTGAACCCCCGGCGCCGGCGCCGGTGTCGCCTCCCGCATTGGGCACGGTGCCCAGCGCCGGCGCCGGCTCGGGGGTCAACGGAAACGGCCGAGCGCTGGAGGTAACGCGGTGAAGGTGCTGACCCATGCCATGGCCACCACGCTGATGGTGCGCGACGACGAAGACAGCGACGGCCGCACCCTGGTGGGCCTGGCCGTCCCCTTCGGGGCGGAGCTGGACGTTTCGGACCTGTGGGACGAATACACCGAAGTCTTCCGGCGCGGCGCGTTCACGAAGACGATTCGCGAAGCGACGCGCCCCGTTCCCCTGCTCGGGTTCCACGATCACCGGGCCCCGCCCATCGGGGTGGCCACGTCCCTGGTCGAAACGGACGACGGACTGGCGGCCGCGTTCCACCTGTCGCGGACTGATCGGGCGGACGAAGTGCTGGAAGTGGTCCGGGACGGGGCCCTGTCGGGCCTGTCGATTGGGTTTGAACCCGTCCAGCAAAAAGTGACGAAGGGGCCCACCCGGGAGCCCGCCAGCGCCCGGGACCTGGTGGAGCGGACCGAAGTGAACCTCCGCGAAGTGTCGGTGTGCAACTTCCCCGCGTTCGCCGGCGCCGGGGTCACCGGGATGCGGGCCGACAGCGCCCACCCGTCCCTGGAATCCCTCCGGCTCGAGCGGGGCCGGCTCGAGGTGGAGCGCGCCACCGCCCTGGACCGCTGGGGCCGGGTGGTGCGCCGGTGACCCAGGCCCAGGTGCTCCGCCGGTTTTTCGTGGTGTGCGCGGCCATTGCCGCGGTGGTGCTGGCGCTGGTGGTGCTGATCGGGAAACCGGACAACACGGTGGACCTGCTGGCCGGCGGGATCATCGCC